GCGGAGAAACATTCCGCAATGTCGCAGCTGCAACACAGGAATACATCAAGTCAAGGCAGACCGCTCTCGAAGCAGCTGCAGGCGATGTTCTTACCACTGACACTCCTGGTCTTTTGCCAGTACCAGTCCTTGGGCCAGTGTTCCAAGACCTCAATTTCATCCGTCCAGTTGTTAACGCAATCGGCGCACGCGCAATGCCAAACGGCGGAGCATCAAAGACTTTTGTTCGCCCAACCATCACTACGCACACAAGCGTCGCTGCACAATCAAGCGAACTTGCTGCCGCATCGGCAACAACCATGGTCATTGCTGCAAACACTGTCAGCAAAACCACGCTTGCTGGTCAAGTAACACTGTCCATCCAAGATGTTGACTTCACTGACCCAGCATCGTTGCAGATCATTCTCAACGACCTCGTCGGCGAATACATGCTCGCATCGGACAATGTCGCAGCAGACGCAATTACTGCTGGAGCAACCGCGTCCGGTGCAACATGGACAGTCGCATCGACTGACCCAAGTTCACTGTTTAACGCGCTGTACACCGCCGCTTACAACATCCTCACCGAAACAAACTTCTTGCCAGACCACTTGTTTGTTGATCCCAATGTGTGGCTGTACTTGGGCAAGCAACTTGATGCTGACAAGCGTCCAGTATTCCCATATGTCGGCGCAGCTGGCCTCATGGGCATGAACGCAGCAGGCACATCAAACATCACACAAATGAATACATTTAACCCATTTGGTCTGAGCCTTGTTGCAGACAAAAACTTTGCAGCCTCGACGATGGTCGTTGCTCGCGCTCAAGCAATTGAGTTCTACGAGCAGATCCGTGGCTTGATGTCCGTAGAGTTGCCATCCACATTGGGTCGCAACTTCTCGTACGCAGGCTATGTCTCAACCTTCATCGCAGACGCAACACAAGTCCAAAAAATCACGATCGCCTAGTCAGAAGCGGAGCACCCGCTCATGGCTGTTTACAGCGTCACACAAAAGTATCTACTGGACAACTACGCCGTACTGCAATCTCTAACCCCCACAGAGATCGCAGTCGGTCAGTCCATTACTGTTGCTTCAGTAGATGCAACTTTTAACGGCACTTACACTGTTCGCGCATTGCCCCAGTATCTGTACATTGGTATAGACACTGAGGGCGATCTGCTTTATGACATTGAGATACCAATTGCTAATCAGGTGCTCTTTGCTAAGACCGCCAGCAATGTCGAGCGCACCGCAGCGTCGGGAAGTATTACTTACACGCAGACATGCTCGTGGGTTACTGCGGCGCAGCTTGTTACTTACCTTGGCGTACAGATCACAAACCCGTCAGACGATTACACGCTGATAACTCAGGCCGTATCTGCTGGCTGTGACTTTGCATATCGTCGCCGTCAAGAGGCTGGCTACATCGACAGTCTTACAACAAGTCCGGGTGGGGATGCCACGCTCGGTACGCTCATGTACTGTGCAGCCCTCTGGCGCAGCCGTGGCTCGCTTGAGAACACTTTTGCATCCTTTGACGGAATGGGCGCAGCGCCTCAGCAGAGCCTCACACCGATCGTTAAACAGTTGCTTGGCATCGACAGGCCTGCCTGCGCCTAATGGCTTACACAGACGCTCTCAACGGGGCTATTGACAGCCTTACGACCACACTCACAGCGGTCACTGGCCTTCGAGTAGTCAACGATCCCACAAAACTTGTGCCAAACTGTGTGTACATTGACGCGCCATCCTTTACGACGATCGCTGGCAATGGCAACATCATCCGCATGGACTTCCCAATTAAGGTCATCGGCTCAGGCCCAGCAGGCCTACCAGTCCTACGCAGCATCCTCGACATTGTCAGCAAAGTTCTACTCAGTCCAATCATTGTCATGGCAGGCCGTCCCAGCAACCTAGAAATTGGTGGGCAGCTCTTCCCGTGTTACGACCTCGACTGTGGAATACAAGCACAAAGCGCATAAGGAGAAACATGTACACCATCATCAGCCCACGCCTCGGAACCCCGGGCGATCAGTTCATCCCAGAAGACGGTGTCAACATTGACGCACTGCTCGACGGCGGCCTGATATCCACCGACACCGCAAAGAAATCATCTAAAGTCAAATCAGAACCCAAGGAGCAATAGACATGGCTATCAGCAGCACTTACCTTTCTAACCCAAGCATCACGATCAACTCGGTTGACTTGTCCGATCAGTGCACAAGCGCGGTCATCAACTATGTGTCGGAGCAATTAGAAAACACGACATTTTCCAACACTTCGCGCAGCTTCACATCTGGCCTGTACTCGAACACCGTGACCGTAACTCTTTATCAGAGCTACGCAGCAAGCGAGACTGAAGCCAGCATTTACAGCCTTGTGGGCACAACCACGACGCTTGTCTTAAAGCCATCTTCATCGGCTGTCGGTGCTGCGAACCCTTCGTACACTTTGACGGGTGCTTTTTTGTCGGCACATACACCGATCAACGCTTCGCTCGGCGAACTGTCCACAATTGACCTGACATTTAGCGGTGGCGTTTTAACTAAAGCCGTCGCATGATCTCGCGGCATCAGCCGCTGAGAATTACAAGTAGCAAGACCGCACAAGCGGAGCCTTGCCCGACAAAGGAGAAACAATGAAAGTCAAACTATCTATCGACCTTGGCGACGGTAAGCCAGCGCGTGAGATGACCACCAACATGCTTGCCATCGTTGACTGGGAACGAACAGAGAACCGTCGATCAGCAGACGGCAAAGGCATTGGGTTTAGCGACATGTGCTGCTGGGCTTACACACTGTGCAAACTTGCTGGAGACAAAGTGCCAGCCAACTGGCGCGAGTGGGTTGCCGAGAACCCTGACATGACCATTACACCTATCAACGAGATCGCAGACGAGACCCCTTTCATCGAGGGACTTGGCGGCGAAGCCTCTGCGAAGTCCTAGCGTTAACAGGCTTCTGGCCGAAGGAGATCGAGTTCACTATGCGAGACCTGAACACTGTCACCTATGTGCTTGAGCAGATGCACCGTAAGAAGTAACCATGCCTGTCTCTCATAGCGTCGAAGTAGTCGGTCTTAAGGAAACAATTAACGCCTTACGCAAGATTGACCCACAGCTGCAAAAAGACTTTAAGGCTGAAGCGACAGCGATCGCACAGCCAGCCATTCAGGCTGCAAAACTTGCATACAGCCAGTTTCCATTGTCAGGCATGGCGCGCAAGTGGTCTGATCGAGGGCGCAAGATATTCCCGTTTACGATCTCGGGCGCACAGTCAGGCGTAAAGATGCGCTTTGATACTCGACGCAATGCTGTAGGCGTGATCCTGATCGAGCAAAAGAACCCAGCGACAGCAGTGTTTGAGGGTGCAGGCCGCAAAGACACAAACCGTTTAGGCACATCACTTGACTCGGTCAGTCCTGAGCGCGGCTTTGCAATGGCTATGCCGGGTAGGACTCGACTAATCGGCCCAGCGGTCTATAAAGCTCGACGCGGTATTGAGGGCGAAATGGAAAAGATGGTGCTCAAAACTATTAACCAAATACAGAAAGACCTCAACTAATGGCACTGTCAATCCCCATCATCAGCGAGTTTCAAGGCGGCGGCGTTGACAAAGCCATCAAACAGTTTCAGCAGCTCGACGGCGTAGGCGCAAAGACAGGCTTCGCACTAAAGAAAGCCTTCCTGCCTGCCACTGCTGCGCTCGGTGCATTGACCGCTGGCATAGGTCTAGCCACAAAGGCGGCAATAGAAGACGAGGCTGCACAGCTCGAGTTGGCTCGCCAGTTACGGGTCACGACACAAGCCACAGATGCCCAAATTAAAGCGGTCGAGCAGTCCATTAGCGCGTTTAGCAAACAGACCGCGATGGCTGACGATCAGCTGCGCCCAGCCTTGGCGAACCTTGTGCGCGCTACAGGCTCGCTCGAGTTGTCCCAGAAAGCAATGTCGGTCACTGCCGATCTGGCTACAGCCAAAAACATTGACATGGAGACTGCAAGCGTCGCGGTGTCTAAAGCTCTTGCAGGCCAGACCACTGCGCTCATCAAACTTGACCCATCCCTAAAGGGCGTAATTGACTCGTCCTCGAGCGCCGATGAAATTATGCAGGCACTTAACAATTCGGTCGGCGGTGCTGCTGAAACCTTCGCCAATAGTGCTGAAGGCGGTCTTAAAAACTTCGGCATCCAAATGGACGAACTAAAAGAGAGCATCGGAGCAGCGTTTATTCCTGTTATGGAAAAGATGCTGCCGCTAGTCCTGAACTTCACCACATTCCTGCAAGACAACACCACAGCCCTGCTAGTAGTCGCTGGCGCAATCGCAGCAATGACAGCAGCCATAGTGACAGCCAATGTCGCGATGAAGGCATACAACGCGTTCCAGTTAGTCGTTACGGCTGGCAACGCTGTGCTGGCAGGATCATTTACCACGGTCTCGCTATCGGCTGGTGTGCTCGCTAAAGGCTTAGGCGTAGTGATGATTACCCTTGCCGCGCTCTACGAGCTGTACCGCGAAGGCCCTCGAGCAATCGCCGAGTTTATGCTGCCGTTTAAGCAGTTTGCTGTCGGCATATACAACGCAGTAAAGGTAGTTGCCAACGGCATCAACCAAATTATTAACGCCGCGATCATCGGACTGAATCAACTGATTAACGCGCTAAATGTGATACCGGGTGTAAGCATTGACTTAATACCGCTAGTACCAATGCTGGAGTACACAGCACTGCCAGAACTAGACACCCCAGCTGCTCGAGGCTCAGGCTTTGCGCGTGAAGGCGGCACAGGCTCTATTGGCTCAAGCCCTATGGCAATGATCGAATCGGCATTAGTAGCGCCAGCCCCAGCTGCTGGTGGCGGCGGTGGCAAGTCCTCAAGCGTTTTAGACCTATCTAAGAACTATGCAGGCAACATGGGCGGCAACTACGGCATCACAGGCAACGCTGGCGATTTT